TGACGCACGTCAAGTGGAGCGCGAATTGAGCACCTTCGACAGCCTGATCGACCGCGTGCTGTCGCACGAGGGCGGCTACGTCTTCGACCCGCGCGACCCCGGAGGCGAAACGAAGTTCGGGGTAGCCAAACGCAGCTACCCTAGCGTCGACATCAAGGGCCTGACGCGCGAGGACGCGATCGCGATCTACCGTCGCGACTTCTGGGCGCGCGTGCAGGGCGACGAACTCCCGCCGGTGGTGGCGTTCCAGGTCCTCGACGCCGCGGTGAACCACGGCACGGGCAACGCGGTGCGGTGGCTGCAGCGCGCGGTTGGCGTCGCGGACGACGGGATCATCGGTCCGCAGACCGTGGCCGCGGTCAAGCGCGCCGAGCCGATCGACCTGGTGCTCGCGTTCAACGCCGAGCGCCTGGAGTTCTACGCCAAGCTCACGACGTTCGACGTGTTCGGCAGGGGCTGGACGCGCCGCGTGGCGGGCAATCTGCGGTACGCCGCGAAGGATGCGTGATGGCACTCGATCCAGTCAGCGCACTGCTTGACGTCGGCGGCAAGGTCATCGACCGAATCTGGCCGGACCCCACGGCTGCGGCCCAGGCCAAGCTCGAGCTATTCGAGCTTCATCAGTCGGGCGAGCTGCAGCAGATCGCCGGGCAGATGGAGATCAACAAGGTCGAGGCGGCCAGCAACGACCCGTTCACCTCCCGGTGGCGGCCGTTCATTGGCTGGATCTGCGGCTGCGCGCTGGCCTACACGTACCTGGTCTACCCGCTGCTGCTGTGGGCTGGCGCGCTGTGGTTCCCGGGTGTGAAGCCACCGCAGCTAGGCAACGACGGCATGCTGTACGAACTGCTGCTCGGCATGCTCGGCCTCGGCGGTCTGCGCACCTACGAGAAGGTGCGCGGGGTCAGCCGCTAGTCCTCGTGCCCCGGCCAGAACTTCCACGCGAAGTACGCGATGGGGATCAGGCAGGCGATGGTTTCGATTGGGATGAACATCAGAATCCTCGGCTCTTGTACTGCTTGAAGTCTTCACCGCCCGATCGTACCGGCTGCGGCTTGTCGGTGAGCAGCGGTACAGCCTGATACCGCGGAGTAAAGTCTGGGCCGCGCTGGATCTTCACGCCCTTCGGGATGATCGGCTCACCGGGCAGCAGCGCGGGCGGGGTGCCGGTGTTGACCTTCACCGGAACGACGACCGTCATCGCCAGCGACGCGAGCCAGCGGTCGGCGTCTTGCTGCTTGGTGAAGTAGCGGCAGACCTTGTGGCTGAGCTTGGCGCAGATCAGCAGGCCGCGGCTCACGCGGTTGCCAATGTAGCGGCTGGCCCAGGCGATGTCCTTGTCGGACGCCTTGGCGAACTCGCTGGACGACACGCCGCCGGGGCGGGTGGCCAGCTTCGCGAGCAGCTCGATGTGCTCGCCAGAGTATTGGTTGGTCATTCCTTGTGCACTCCCTTGACAGTCACGTTGCCGATGAGCCCCGGCAGCTGCTTGGCCCATTCCCGGGTGGCGGTGTGGATCGCCGCGACAAGATCCGTCGGGGCTTCCAACTGCGCGCCCGCGTAAGACTTGACGTTGTCGTCCACAAACATTGCCAATTCAAATTCCACCGTGAACGTGATGGATCGAACTTTCGCACTCATCTCTTCCCTTTCATGTAGTTGAGGAGCAGATCCTGCACGTCGCGCTTCGATGAGCGACGCGCCATGACGACCTCGTCGACCGTGCCGGTAGCGACGAGGTAGTGGATGTAGCAGGGCCGGTCCAGGCCGGCCTGCATCTGGCGCACCGGGCCGATGCGCTCGATGATCTGATCATGGGTCTCCAGGTTCCAGTCCTGGCCGAAGAAGCAGATCGCATTGCACACGTTCTGCAGGCCATCGATGCCGTGCCCGATGCTCTGGGGGTGGCCCAGACCAATCTGCGCACGCCCGGCGCGGAACTCCTCCAGGCCCTCGACGGTGGCCAAGTCCACGGCCTTGGGGAAGGCGCGCAGGATGCGCTCGCGGTCGCTGCGGAACTGGTACGCTACGATCAGCGCGGCGCCGGCCTGCTCCTCGATCAGCGATTCCAGCGCCTCCAGCTTGGCGTCGTGCACCGGCGCCCAGGCGCCCGTGTCGGTGTCGTGGATCGCGGCGCCGTTGGCGAACTGCAGGCACTTGTTGCTCAATGCCGCGGCGTTGAAGACCTCGACCTCCTCGCCGGTGTCCAGCCGCGCGAACAGTTCCTTCTCCAGCTCGCGGTACTTCGCGCGCGCCGCCGGTGGCAGCTCGACCTCGATCACGTTGACGATCGGCTCGCGCAGGTCGAACCAGTCCTTGGGGTCGATGGTCAGCGAGCAGTCGGCCAGCCGGGCGTGGATCTCCTCGTGTGAGTGCGGGAAGATGACGGCTTCGATACCGGGCTTCTTCGTGATGGCGTCGACGACGCGGCGGTAGCCAAACCAGCGAGACTCAAAAGCATCGTACGTGCGGCCGAGTCGCTGCCCCGCGTCGATAAAAAAGTTCTGCCCCCACAGGTCCTTAAGGCCGTTCGGTGCCGGCGTTCCTGTCAGGTTCCACCAGCTCTTGACCAGCTTGTGCGCCACTTCGCCGAGAACTTGCGCTCGCTTGCCGCCTTGGCGGATGCGGTACCCCTTAAGCCGAGTGCTCTCGTCGGCGATCACGCGACGGAACGGCCATGCTCGACCTTGAGCTTTCAGATGATCGCGCAACCACAGCAGCGAGTCATAGTTGGTTGCGAAGACTTGCGCGTCACGGCGCAGCGCGGCCTCGCGCTCCTTGACCGTGCCGGTGACGCTGACCACCTCCAGGCCGCGCAGGTGCTCCCACTTCTCGGCCTCACGGCCCCATGTGTCGCGGGCCACGCGCAGCGGGCCGAGCACCAGGCTCGGCGCGCTGTCGCCCCAGACGTTGTGCATGAAGTCCAGCACAGTGAGCACGGTTCCGGTCTTGCCCATCCCCGGGGCTGCCCAGAGGTTGGCGCGCGGGTTGCTGACTAGGAAGTCCATGGCGCCAGGCTGGTGTGGGCGGGGGGTGAAGGCGCGACGGGTCACTTGGCGTCCGTACCCTTCGCCATGGCGGCGTCGGTGATGCCGTGGGCGCCACAAAGAGTGTGACACCTTTCTCGCACGTGCCGAGCGGCGTCTAGTGCAGCGCGTTTGGCATCGGCATCGCGTAAGCAATATGCAGCGTCTTCCAGGCTGGCGGCTGCACCCATTGCCAGGGCGAACCAGTCGGCCCCATGGATCGGTGGTTCGTTGGCTTGCTCGCCGGCGGCGCGGCAGTTCCAGCGCTCCACGGCTTCCGGTTGCTGGCCTTTTTCCGTGAACCTGGTTTCGATTTCGCATTCGCGGCACGACACCTGAGTTTTCATAACGATTCGTCGGGACCAAAGGGATTCGCCTTTGAATCTGCAAATGACTGCTTCGCCACCACAGAACGGGCACGGCTTCAGGTCTGTTCGGCTGACTTCGGCTCGTGCTTCTGCCTCTCCGTCGTTTTCGCCGGATCGAACGCCATCCCAGTAGTCAGGCTTGAATGTCATTTCGTTCTCCGTTGGCTTTGGTGGCACGATTCATGTCTTGGTCGATTGCCTCGTCCCATCGTTCGGGTGGCATGACGGCGTACTCGTGCAACTCCACCTCTTGCAGCATGCCGCGCATGAACCGATACCGCTCCGCGTCCTTGGCATCTTCCGGCGCGTGAGAGCGGGCCAGCGCATAGCGACGAACGCCGATAGCCACAGCCTCAGCGCGAAGATTCTTGAGACGCTCCCGTTGCGCATCGCTTTGCTCCTTGGCGGGCGTCTCGTTGATTGCAGCCATCTCGCCGTAAATCGCAGCCAACTCGGCCGTCGTATGGTTCCACGCCACAGGCTCAGCCACCGGAGCATCCGCAGTGGCGGCGCATTGATCTATGGCAGCCATCAACGCCGGCCACATGCGGTCCCGCCCCACTGCCGTCGTATTGCGAAATTCGCGGATCATGTCCTTCAGCATTTGGGCATTCATTGCTTCGCATCCCATTTCGCGTTGATCAGCATCCGCGCCGCCTCGAAACCTGCTCGTGCAGCGTTCTTCGGGTTCGACGGCCAGTTGTACTCAGCCAACTTCGAGTCGATGGCCGCAGAAGCTTCAGGTGATCCAGGGTGCGGCAGGGTGACGGTTGCCACCTCCCCGTCCGGCTTCGGAGCATCCGCAGGGGCGGCGCACTGGGCGTTCTGTACCGGGGGCTGAGAAGCCGCCAACCGCTTCACATGCACGCGGCCACCGATGTAGTGCCAGTCGTTCTTGTCGCCGGTCATTGCGCTGGCGATCTTCACCGCCGCTTCCGCCTGCTCTTTGGGCACGGCCAGCGTGCATACGCTTTCACCGTGCTCGTAGACATCGGCGCTGCACTCGTCCGGGGAGTGCTGACCGATGGGTGACGGGATCGCCACCTCGCCGCCCTTTTCAGTGGAGTGGATGGTGGCGCGGCCAGCGGTGAATGCCTCGCGCTGGATTTGCTCGACCTGCTCGCGCGTGAACGCGACCACTGGTGCGATGTAGTGGCGCCCGTGTAGCGGCATGATCTTCACCGGGTCAGGTAGAGGCGGCAGCTCATCCGTCAGCGCCTTTCGCTCACTGGCGGCAGGCTGGGCGGCTCCGTACTTCGCGTCCCATTCCGCGATCTCGGCGTTGCGCTTGGCTTCATCGCGATTGCGCTCGCCCGGGGTCTTCCATTCGAGGTCATACGAATCCGGACGATAGGGTGCGGGACGGGGCGGGACCGTCTCTGCCGCAGACGGTGCGGAGGATTCGAGGGCGGCGATGGCTTCGATGATCGGACCCGTTGGACCGTTCATGTGAGACAGCATTCGGTGCGCGTATTGCAGCGCTTCCAGCGCCTGGGTGCGTGAGGTGGGCATGGGTGTCCTTGGTGCGGGTGCAGGGGATGGGGTCAGCCGCAGATTTCTTCGGCGAAGCGGTTAGCGAGCGTCACCAGGCCGCGCCTCGTGTAGGCACGGCGGATGTGGCGATAGACCGCGTAGCCGTCGTGCACGACCGACAGGACGGTGAACGTGGGCTCCGCATGCACCCTGACGTAGCCGTAAGGGGTCCCCACGGAGCCGTAGAACCACACGTCGCCATCGCTGGTGGTGTGCTTCTGCAGGCAGCCGAATGGGAGGCGCAACTTCTCAACGGTGT